GGGAAGAGGTTGGCGTCTATCGGCGCTCTCGAAGTCGGACGGGAAGCCAGTGCGTCTTTTATTTTCTTGCACTTCACGAGGGCTCGGCGCCAATCGTAGGGGATGCGGTGTGTGATCTTCTGTTCTGCCTTCGCCAAGCGAGAGACATTACTTCGGACCAACTCCACAAACCCTGCTTTCGTAACCGAGGCCTCCCTCGCGAAGCCTATAACGTCCTGGATCTCTGCTCCCATCCAAAGAGCAGACACATTTGTTTTCTTTTGAAGAGTGCACCTATCAAAACAGGTAGAGTTTATCTCCGCGGTCACCGGGCTCTTGAGGGTTTTGTCCCAGTTGGATTTAAGTCCAACCTTCGCTCCCTCCCGGAATATGCCGCTGGCGAGATCTCCACTGCTGGTGCTCTTCGTTAACAAATCATCACCATTAATCAAGCACGGGTGCTTGCGCCACTCTTTCACGGTGATGACCCTTTTTTCAAGAAGGGAACTGAGGGCGAGGTCGACGACGGTTTTGTTGATTAGGCATAACAGCGGAAAGCTCATGGGACTACCCATAGGCTGACCGCTCGCAGCTGACACGTAGGATTCCTCTGTATCAAGCCATAGCTTGAGGTCCCCTACTACTCTTAAACACCTAATCTCCTCTTCTGTCAATCCCTCAGCTCTTTCTATCAAAATTTCGATAGCTCTCCGTACGTACGCTATCTTAATCTTGTCAGTTGCCTTCTCGTAGTCGAAAGACAACCATTGCTTTCCCTCGGCCGCTTGGTCGAGATGGAGAAGCCGCTCATGGGTCGGGCTACCCACAAGAAGCCATCCCTTCCTTTCAATCGATCCGTAAAGCGCGCGGTGTAGCGGGGTTAGAACGGAGATATTGTAACCTGAGTACAATGTCACGATCCTGAACTTCCCCGAGCTAAGAACACCTGTGGGTTCGCACCGGTCTGAGAATTCCTCCTCGTTCCAGTTCCCACCAACGCACCGCGTATTATTCATCGTGGCGTTCCCATTAGGGACATAAGGACGCCACGCAGCGGAACGATTCCATCCCTGTTCGACGTTAGAGCGGAAAGCCTTAACGAACCTTTCCAAGTGCTCCTCATCTACTTCTTGAGGGGATAACCTT